TCACAGCTTGGCGCGGACGATGTATCCGAAGGCCATCAACGGGAACACATAGGAGACTGCGCGGATGCAGCCCTGAACCACTTGTGCGGCCAGACGTTTGGCCCCGCGGGAGTTCAGGATCATCTCGGTTGCGTAGAACCGATAAGGGATGATCTCCCACTCCTCGAACCCCGCACGGATGCAGGTCGTGTGAAGCGTCTTGAAGGTGTAGTTGTGCAGGTGATCGGGGTGCTGGACTTCGCAGCCGATCGTGCCTAGAACCGTATTCGCCAGCGTGACGCCGTTGGGCGTGGACAGGATCAGTTCCCTGCCTGGGAAGGCGGCGCGGAGCTTGCGGAGGAAATCCAGGGGGTGTTCGAGGTGCTCGATCAGCTCGCCAGCCACGATCACGTCGACCGCCTGGTCAGCGAGGGTCGCAAGGTTCGCGTCGGTAACGTCCATGCGGGTGATGCGACTGTTCATGCCGGTGGCAATGCCGCCGTCAGGAATCTTGTCGGAGCTGTCGATCCCGATTACGCGCGTCGCGGTGGCGGCAATGCGCCCGTGTAGCCAGTGCTCGGTTTCCCGCTTTATCAGCGCCGTCTCATCGAGGCAGCCGATATCCAGCACCACGCGCCCAGTACATGCGTTTGCGATGTAGCTCAGCCTGTCCACCGGCCGCGACACTGGGATTCTCTCCAGGTTGTCGAATTTGAGCGTGCTTGCATCCATCTGGCGACCCCTCCATAGGAGCCGCCAGACTGCCTCAGCAGGACTGACGATTCAAGCGATCGTTGCCAGCTTTCGGACGTTACCCGCGTCATCCATCACAGTCACGTAGCCATTCACAGCGGCGTCGCCACTGCCGGTGAATGCACCGAGCCGTACGGCCGTACCGAGGCGAACGGAGCCGCCGCCAGAGATGCGGGTGAACTCAAGATCGCCGTTAAGCGCCACGATCCGCATGGCCCATTCGCGAGTGCCGTCTGTGATCCGCACATGGTTGTCAGAGCCGTTGATGATTCGCAGGCTCTCCGTCGTGACTTGGTCGCGCGCCGCCACGGCCGACGCCGGAGAGGCGCCAATGCCCACGCAGTTCAGGGCGGCCAGCGCCTGCATGCCCTCATCCGTAGACCACGACAGTTGAGCCCCCGTCTCGATCGTCGGGTCCGGTGAGCCGTTGTCCTTGTCGATGAAAAGCAGCTGATTGCGGGACGATGGCGTGGTGTAAGTCGGCGTGCCGCGGGCCGTGAATCCACCGTTGCCCGAGACATGAATGAACGTGTTGGACCGGGCGTGAGAGTTGCCAGGGTTGGCGCCGCGGAACTCCACCGTCAGGCCGGTGCCGCCAGCCCGGAAGCCGCCGCAGGAGATAAAGACGTTGTTATCGCAGTTGCCCAGAATCCACATATAGCCGTTCTGGTGCCGGCCGCCACAGTGGTGGAAGTAGTTAAAACTCGCGTTGGCAGTAGCGTCGCCCTCGAGGTAAAACCCAGAGCCAGCCGCAGTCGGCTCGCACTGTACGTCGATGAACTTGTTGCGCTGGGAGTCCTTCGCCTCTGCCAGGTTCCCCGACAGCACATCCACCTGCACGCAGACCGTGTTGTAGCCAACGCACCAAATGTTCTGGAAGGTGCCGCTGTTATAGCTGCGGACCACCAACCCTCGTGCTGCCGCCCCGCCCGGCGTGTACAGCCACACATTACGGAGGCCGCCGCCAGACTTCTTCTGTTCGTTGGAGCCGGCCGTGGAGGTGAAGGTCACGCCATCGCCCGTCCCCGTGTAGATCAGCGCCGTGCCAGGAGACGGGCCAGCGCCGCCGTCGTGAGGCATATTCTTGCCGGCGCCGCTGATGAAAATGTCCGACTCGTCGATGACGAGGGGCTGGGAGTGCCGGATGTCGCCAGGCGGAAGGATGATCTCCGCGCCCTCGCGAGCAATAGCTTCCGCGATCACCGCCGCCAGCGCCGCAGAGTTGTCCGTCACGTTGTCCGCCACGACGCCGAAGTCCGTGGCGAAAAGGGTTTCACGCAGCCGGCTTTCGATGGAGCGCGAAACTGCCCCTGTGCCCGTCTGGGTGAAGGAAACAGCATCCGCGGAGCCTGCCTCTGCGCTGACCCCTTCGCGGGTCCAGACATCCGTTCCCTGATCGGTCCGGAGCACATAGTCGTAGACCACGCCGGGCGTCAGGTAGATCGTCGCCTCGCCCCGAGCGTCCAGCACGATCGGGTTGGTGTTCGGGACGGTCCCGGCGCGGTCGGTGTAGGTCGGCTCCAGGTCGTTGGAATTGGCCTGGTAGGTGTAGAGCAGGTAACCCGCGGCGACAGTGCTACCGTTGGTGAAGAACTGCTGCTTCGCCGAGGGCGAGAGAATTGCCGGCATCCTTGCCGTCTCCTGAAAGTCAAAACCCCCGGAGGTCCGGGGGGCGTGGTAGGTTTCGCGTTGTTCCGCTCAATCCTTCGAGCTGGAATAGGCAGGCACAACAGCGCCGGGGGCGCCCTGTAGCTTCATCAACGCTTCTTCGATGACGCGACGCTCAACCGGAGTGGCCTGGTCCAAGATTCGACGGGCTTCAGCAGGATTGGCGAGAGCTTCCGCCAGACGTGCATTAACCCTGTCCGCGCCAGCCTTGCCAAGCATCCGCAGCAACCCGGAACCCGGAACAGAGAACCCAAGCTCCTGAACCGCACCGAGAATGTCGCCCTGAGTCATGAATTTCTGGAACGAGTCCGCCCCTGCCCCGCGTGCGGCGGTATCCGCAAACACCTGCCGGGACAGGTCGTCATTTACCGCGCCAATCGTTGCAAAGTCCTGCTCGCCAAGAATGTCGCTTGCCTTGGCCTTGTTGAACCCAGTTGCCTTCTGCGCAGCGCGATCGAGGTCTTTGACTTGACGACCAAACGCGCCTGGCTGGATCTGATACGCCCCCGTAACTGGATCAAGCGTCGGCCCAGTCCCGGAATCGAGAAGGGTCTCCCCAAGCTGCATGCGATTGATTGGTTTGGACCCTTGTTTATAGGCCTCAATGTACTGGCCATATGCCGGCGCCTGTTTGGCTAGAACGCGGTCGAGCTGGTTCTTAACGGCCATCAATTCGCGAGAGCCGGCGAGCGCCGCGGCGGAATCGCCGCCGTACTTGCCGCTGAGCATGTCGCCGATGGTTCTGCGAACCTTATCTAGTTGACGCACTGGCATCTTCGACCCAGCGTTGAAGAGCAATGAATCAAGGGCTTTAGTCTCCGGCGTTATAAGCTTTCGCACGTCACTCAGTGCGCGCTGAACAGCCGGCCGCCCTTCCTGCCCCGCTTCAAGACGCTTGATCTGTGAGGACAGGCGCGAGGTATCAACGTCAGGGCCGCGCATAGCTGCGGCGCGAAGTGGGTTTGCCGCAGTGTCGCGCGCTCGCTCTGCCGCCTCCATGGCTAAGCGGTCACCAGCGATGCCCCCGACTGCTTCAGCGCGAGCCGCATTGTTCAGGCGGCGCATCTGGTCGAACTCAGCGCCGCGCCTGCCAGCCACCGTCCGTTGCAGCTGTGCGATGCCAGGGTCCAAAGTTTCTTCGGCGAGAGTGCGCGACACGCCAGGAACGGCAGACGGGCCGGGAACACTGAGGCGCTCCGGGTGTAATGCAGACCCGCGAAGCACTGTGCCCACCGCTTGATCGACGCCCTTGCCAGTGAAGGGGCTAACCGTGCTGCGGACAACCTGACGGCCAGCGCCAGTGGCAAGCGACGCGATGCTGGAGCCAGCGGCCGGAGATAGTCCGCCAACGATGCCCGCACCAACTTGGACCGGGACAGGAAGCCCTGCCTCCCGCGCGCCACCCGCCGCGGCTGCGCCAGTCGCAGCGCCCGCAACCTGTGTCTTCGGCGCAGCGGTAAGGAACTGCTGAAGCCGTGGCAGGTTGGTGGCTGCTGAGCCCAGGCCTAGGGTCAAGCCAACGCCAGTGAGGGCGCGCCCAGCATCAGCCTGCACGCGTTCTGAGGCAGTCTCAGGCCGCGGCGTCCCGGCCCTGTCAAGCAGAGACCCCCAAGCCTGCCGCGTGGTCATCTGGTTGTCGCCAGTTACCGCATTCCAGCCGTGAATCAGCGGGTCAGTAAACAGGCCCACAAGATCGCCAGCGCCCTCAACGACGTTGCGTGCGCTCAGGCCAAGGTCGCGCTTGATCTTTTCGCTGGTCGAGCGTTCCACAACCTTAGCCGGAGCGGGCTTCTGTCCGTATTTCGCCCACGGGCCATCCGCAGGCGCTTCCGCCTGCTGATACTTCTCCCACGGACCGGCCATTTACACCTTCTCCCAGCTATTCGGGTTCGACGGATCGCCGCCTTTGAATCGATAACCAGACTCAACCTGGCCCACCGCGGGGCCTTGCGAACTGGCCTTCTGCTCGCGAGCCGCATCAAACTTCTGCTGATTGAAGATCTGCGGGTAGCTCGCAACTTGGTTTTCGATGCCGCGGGTAATCGTGCGATACAGCTCGTCAAGCTGCCCCTGGATTTGCGGGCGCGTGCGTGGGTCCATGATGGCCGTCAACGAAGTCGGATCACGGAGGGCGCTTTCCAGCATCGGCAGCTCGCCGGGCTGGAGGACGCCGGTGTTGTAAAGGATTCGGAGCGCAGCACGCGCGTTGTTGTACGAAGTGCCGAGTCGGCCCTTTGCCGCGCCGTCAGTTACGAGGTTCAGGCCTTCCGGGATTTCGCCTAGCGCCTGATCGAACGCCTTGAACGTGCTGAGCGCATCCTTCGTCTCTTTGAAGTCACGGCGGACCTTTGCCGCCTCGCCAGCGGACAGCGGCACAACGCCAGTGCCGGCACGCGCATCAGGCTTCGACAAGACGGAAATTTGCCCGGTTTCATCGTTGCGCTGAGCGACGGTTCCCGGAGGCAGCCCAGCCGCAGCCGCTTCCTGCGGAGTCAGTTGGCTGAAGGATCGGGACTTCGGCGGAGTGCGGCCAAGCTGTGTAGGAGAAAGCTCTGCGTGAATGTGTGGGCCGCGACCATTACGATTGTCACGCTCATCGATTACTTCATAGCCCGCACTTCGCAAATCGTTCATGAGGCCATGAATTTGCTCGGGCCTCAATCCATTCGTACGGAAATCAGCGGCCGTCCCCTTCGGGTGCTGGCTGTTCGCCCCAGCGCCGACGCCAGGCAGCACAGGTCGAACTCCGCTGGTAACCACTGACCCATGGCGCGCGGCAATGTCCGCGTAGTTGTCCTGATGATTGCTGGACGGAGCGCCAATAGCCGGCCCCATGTCGTCGTAGTTGGGCATCGAGAACTTGCCGGAGCGGGGATCGTAGAGCATCTTCTGCTCGCCGCCATCGCCAGTGGGCACGCCGACGTACTGCATGGTCGTGCGACGCTTCATGTCCAGCGCGGCCAACTCCGGGTTGTCACGCAACATCTGCAATTCGCGAATAGCGGCCGGCGTGTTGTCCTCAACCGGCGCAAAACCGGACAGGAACTTATCGATGTTCGCCTCGTACTGCGGGTTGTACTCGCGCGGGATCTTGCCGGCGAACTGCGGGAGGACGCTTTCGGTCAGCTCGGCGATCGACGGATAGAGCTGCTGACGCATAGTCGGATCGGCAGCGCGCCAAGCTCGCGCGGCAAGCTCCAGCTGGCCGAGCTTCTGCTCCTGGTCGGCCGCCTGCTGCTTCTGCACCATGCCCTGCACCTGAAGTCCGGTATCGGCGTCGGCAGCGTAGACGCGAGAGAGCGCGCTCTGGTCTCCGCTCAGGGCAGGCTGGAGGAAATCGGCAAGGGTGCGACGCGTGCGCTGCTGCTGGCCGGCCTGCTGACCGCCAAGGAAGGAACTGAGGATGTCATTTGCCATTAGATGCCACCCCATCCCCAGCTGCCGCGATTGCCGTATGCATAGCCAGCGGCGCCGGCCAGCCCGTTGAGCGTGTTACCCCACGCGTTCGCGCTACCCTGAATGCCCGAGGCGCGAGCATTGCCAGCGTTCTGGTAGGCCTGACCCACGTTGCCGGCGGTCTGCATGCTCATCTGGTTGTTCTGGCCCTGCGCGGTCTGCCCAATGCCGGCCAGTGCAGCCAAGCGATTCAGATGCGTGCCGTACTGCTGGTCCGCGAAGTTCTGCCCGTACTGGGTCAGCGCCTTGCCAGTCTTGCCCGAGAACAGGCCGCCAGAGGCAGCGGCAGAGCTTTCAAGCGCTCGCTGTCCTTCACCGAACGCAAACTGATAGCCCGGAGTCGCGCGGAGCTTGTCGCTGATCTGCTGCGCGCTGTAGCCGGTGCCAGTGGTCGCAGCCTGAGTCGGCGTTCCCCACTGCCGGCCTTCCTTGCGGCCATAACGGTTGTAGTGATCCCAAGCGCCCATGCCGCTGGCGGCAACGTCGGGGTTCGCGCGCAAATACGCCTCGTCTGCCGGCATACCACTCGGCGCGATCTGCGGATTGATGGGCGCAAGGCCCAGCATTTGCAGGTATTCGTTCGTCCCGCTGATGCCGGCCTGGCGGAACAGTTCATTGTCCGCCCGCGCATTGTTGAACATCTCCAACTGCACGTCGGCCGATCGGTCCGCTCCCTGCGCTGACGCCTTGGCAGCATCCTTTGCGCCCTTGGAACTCATGTAGCCGCCAACCAGCGACGCTCCGCCTACCGCAACGGCAACCCAGCTCATGCGTACATCCTCTGAAGTTCGTCCGTGAACTCCGAAACCTCGGGCGCGTGCGTAAGCAGCCCCTCCGGCTCGATCACCTGCGCCTCGATCAGATCAAGGTCGCGTTCGTTGTCGTGGTTGAGATGGACGGTAAAGAACTCGCAGTCTTCCAAGGCCACGAGCGCGCGCTTTGCGCCCGGTGGCGACACCCACACTCGCGGCGCCGTAATCGTCTCCATGCCGCGGTCCGTGTTGATCCGAGCGGAACCCTTGATAAGCAGGACGAAGTGCTCGTGGCGGTGGATCTTTCCGACCACGACCGCATTGGCCGGGATGAAGCAGCGCCTGCCATACATGCCATCGGCAAAGTAGTGCTCAAGGCCCGTTTCGATCTGCGGTAGCTGGGCGAGCGCTTCTTGGAACTGCTGGATCTTCTCTCTCGTTGGCGCCGGCTCCGGCGCAAGGTCATACGTCACGTCAACAAACGTGACGGGGGAAAACTCATCCATGAGCGTCCTTACTGAACCTGATAGTTGGGCCGGTTTCCGGTCGGCGGAATCGACCCCGCGCCAGACAGTCCGTTGTTCTGCGCAACCTGTGCGGTTGCTTCTGCGGTGGCGGCCACCGAAGCCGCGTAATCCACGGCCTGCGCGGTGAATACGGTGTTGTTCGCCACCTGCTGCTGCGTCTCGGCGACCGTGGTCACCACTTGCGTGATGGACGGCCCCGCGGCACCGCCGACGCGGTTTCCCAGCTCGCGAAAGAAGCGATACCAGGCCTTCGTGAACTTGCCCGTCTTTGGGTCTAGCACAGGCGAGTCGTACGGAGGCAGCCAGTCGGTAACGCTGCGGCCAGAAACCCCACCAGACCACGCGGTAGGGGCTGCGGCCGATGCAAAGCCGACGCGAGTACTGCAATCGACGGCTGCCATCAGAACACCAGGCCCACCGACCACGTGTTGATCGTGTGGGTATCTGCCCCGCCATACGTACTCTCAACAATGCGTGAAACAACGCAGTCGGGAGCCGCTACCGCCGTGATGTCCACCGGCAGGCCGCCGAGGGTCGCGGCAACCTTGAAGGTGTTGGTCGTTACGTCACGCGCGTAGTAGATCGTGCCCTCAACAAGACCGGTCGGGATGACGCCGCCGTAGAACACCACCGTCTCGCCGTCCGAATAGCCGTGCGAGGGGACGCTGATGACATCCGTGGCAGGGTCGACCTGGAACTCCTTCGGACTGCCGCCGTTAGGCGAGTAGCCCTTGAAGACACCGCCGCCCCACAGACCGGCCCAGCGCACCGTGCCCGCTCCGACCGAGAAGTTCGTGACCGCGGAGACGGTACGAACGCCACCAGAAGACGCATTGAACGTGCACGCCTGCCGGGTGTATCCGCCGCCAGAGATCTCATTCGCCCCCGTAGCGCCAGGAAACGCGCTGTGCAGGCTCATGCTGTCCAGGCCGATCGCATCTAGCGCCTGATTGCGCGCAATCGTGGTCAGGCTCATCAGATGACCTGATAAGTAAAGGAGAACTGCACTGCCCGTGCACCTGCGCCGCTGGCAGTAAATTGGAACAAGGCGTCATCGGTAGCGATAACGGCTGAAATGCCCACTGCCGGGTACGTGCCGCTTCGATCAACCCCGGCGCCACCAAGGTTGCCGGTAGCCGTAAAGTTCGAAGCGATCGGCAGGCTCATGCGGAACTGCGTGTCGCCCGCGGCCGTGGCTGTGATCGTGCAGTTGCCTGACACCGTCACCACGTTTCCAACACGCAGGTACTGGAGCTGTAACGGGCTGGAACTGGACACGTTGACCGTGCCGGTGATCGTCGGCGTGTAGGTGCCAGAGGCGAGGCCAAGCGTCGTGCGGGCCGTGGCGGCGTCCGCGTCATCGAGGATCGTCAGCGCGAAGTCGGTAATCGGCTTTGCAACCAGATTCCCCGCGCTGGATCGCGCCGGGAACGTATTGGCTGCGAAGGTCACCTGCGCGACCGTGTCGGCTCCAGAGCCAACCGGAAGCGAGTTCGCCGCCCAGTTCTGGCCAGCCAGCGCAGTAAGCGTTGCGTCCGTGTCCTGCTTGCTCGAAGGCGCAATCGCACTCCAAGCCTGCAAGTCGGTGTCGAGCGTGGCCGTGAGCGTGATGTCGCCCTCTGCCGCGCTGGTGGTGAACGTCAGGCCCGTCGAACCGACCGCCGTCACGCCCGTGACCGTATTGGCCCAGATGGACGCGATGGGCAGCTTGACGGTGTTGTTGTCCTGTACCGCGGTAAGCAGCTCGGAGCCCGTAAGCGGCGTGCTCGCGGTGGGGTAGAAACCGGTCTTAGCCATTCGCAACGTCCGTGTTGTTCAAGTTGAAGCCGCGCCAGGCAATACGGACGGGCTCAGCGGTCCATAGGCGGTAGTAGCGCGTGCGCGCTTGGCCCATCCGGCGCCAGATCGCCCGATTTCTGAATTGGCCGATCTGCCCAAGCGGACGCTCATGCGCAGAACTCCAGTTCTGTCCACCGTCGTCAGACCATTGCAGCCACACCTTCGGATCGGCGCCGGGCTCGGACACGATGTCCGCCAGCAGCTGCTCGCCGCCCTCGTCCAGAAGGAAATCGCCGTCCTCATCGAGCAACGGATCGGTGAAGCTGACGCGCCCGCCGTTGCCCACGCCCATATCGGCAATCAGCTCGCCGAAGTGGTACTTGGACCACTTGTTCTCCGTATCCACCTGCGGCCATGTGCGCTCGCGATAGATCGGATCGCCGTCGTCCGTGTACGCCTCGATATCGAGCTTGTAGAGACGCCCGTCCTCGAAGTCCCCCAGCACATGCGTGCCGCGGTGGAAGGCGTGGGCGTTGCCACGGTGGCGCAACAGTTCGCCCGTCCCAGGCTCACGCCATGCGCGCTGCGCCCAGACGCCACTATTGATGTCGTAGGCCCAGGTGGCCTCGGCGAAGTTCAGGACGTAGAAGTGATGGCCGTCTTGCTGATACGTGTAGGCCGTCGCGTCTTCGGGATTGGCGTATCCCGCAATCGCCTGTTCGATCGCAAACGTGCTGATGCGGCGCGGCGTGTACCCCTCTGCCACATACACCACGCCATGCCCGCTGTCGTTGGCGCCTAGCCAGAAGACGCTGTTGTCTTCCTTGGCCGCCGAGTGCGGGGCCAGAATGCCCTGCTCGATGAAGGTGGTCCGGGTGAACGGGAGATCCGGGTCGCCCGACACAACCGCCACTTCGATGGAGTTCGTACCGAACAGCCACAGCTCGCGGTGGTCACACAGCGTGCGGATCGTCTTGTCGGGGCTGCCCTCGGCGGACGCGAAGTTCAGCGCATCGATCGTGGTCGAATTGAGGTTGGCCCACTGATAGGTGCCGTTGGTATTCGCACCGAGCAGGTAGTTGTCGATGAACGTGACATCGCTCATTTGCGGGCTATCGGTAATAGCCGCCATCGCCCCGGTGCTGAGGTTGGCCGAATGCCAGCCGTCCGGATGCGCCACCACCAGGCTCGTGCCGTTGTCGGCCATCTCGACCGGGCCAAAGAAGCTCGGGATCGTTCCGACCAGCACGCCCGCCCATGTGTCGCCAAAGCGGTACAGGGAGTTGCCGTACACGGCCCACAGGTAGCCGCCTGCGACGTGCATCGCGCGGCAACCGTGCTGGGTAAGCGTGGACAGGCGAGTCAGCCCGGGCGTGCCGTAGAACGCGCCAGGCTCGCCGCTTCCCGATTCGTTCGGCTCGACGTACAGGTTGATGCACGTTTGCGCGGCAAGCGGATGCGAGCGGAGCGTGTAGGCTCCGCCGAGGAAGTTGGAGCGCATTAGTAGCTGCCCGATTCAACGTTCCAGCCGTATCCCCAGCCGGTAGCGACCGGAAGCTCGCCCAAATCGCTCTTACCCGGCTGGAAATACTTCGCGCGCAAACGGCTCATGGAATCAGCGGCGCCCGCGGCTACCGTTGGCGGAATCTCCATGCCGTACTCGGGCATGATGCGCGCCGCAAGCTGGTAGGCCACCGCTTCGACATCGCCGTCGCCCATCGTGAGCGTGGATGCCTCATTGGCGACGGAGTAGTCGGGGATTCCGATGCCGGCGTCGTGCATCTCGGCAAGGATCGAGTTGAGGACGCTTAGCGCGTCCTGGATCGTCGCCGCGTCCGGCGTTTCGCTGGCAGCGATGATCGTCGCGAGGCGCAAGGCGCGCCGAACCAGAATCAGTGCGGTTGCCATCCTTGGCCCTCAGAAAAAGAAAGGGCGGGAGCCCGAAAGCCCCCGCCCAATGGGGTGCTGCTTAGTTGTTGTGGTAACGGCAGGCCAGCTGCGCGCGGAGCGTCTTGTAGCCGTACAGGACATCGATGCGGCACGGGAACTTGTCCGTGTTGATGTCGTACGCACGCACGATGCGCATGGAGATGCCGTCGTAGACCTCACGAGCAGCGAAGTCCACGCCGTCCGGCATCACCAGATCCGCCGTAGCGAACGCGAACGCGCCCTTCTGGAACGCCAGGCCGGTCTGCACCGCGGTCGAAGCCGTGCCGCCCCAGACAACCGCCTTGCCAGCGCCAGCACCAACGATGGTGATGTTCTGGAGGGCGCCCGAGGTGACCGGGGTGGGCGAGACGGTGATGTTGCCGGCACCGCCAGCGAACGCAGCGGTGACCACGAACTGCTGCAACTGGCCGGTGCTGACCTTCGTCTCCGGGTGGACCGCGAACACGCCAGCGATCGTGAACACGTCGCCAACGTTGGCCGCGCCCGTACCGGTCGTGACCGCGATCAGGTTCGATCCCGAGGTAATGCCAGTCGAGGTGTTGACGACGTAGGCACCGTCCGCGGCACCGCGGGTGTGCGACGGCAGGAGCGTGTTCTCGCCCCAGTCGAAACCAGCCGCACGGCCCACCATGCCTTCGCGGTACTGCTTGGCGATCGACGCGTCATCCTGGAACAGCGTCTTGGTGTCCTTGACCACGTCAGCCATCGCAGCCGGATCGAGCAGCATGGTGCGATTGCCGGCCGGAGCCAGGGCACGCTGAAGGATGACGCGAGTGTCCAGCGCCTTGTTGTACGTGGCCGCCGAACCGCCGTTCCACACGGACTGCGCAACGTCCTTGTACATGTTCAGGGCGTCGGCCTCGATGTTGGCCGCCAGAACCGCCATGGCCGGATCAAGAATGCGCTTGCTGAAGTCGTCCAGCGACATGGTCAGCTCCGCCGAGCTGAACGTCACGTCCACACCCTTCTGGGTGGAGACGGTGAGCGTGGTGCTCTGCTCGGTGGTGTCCTGCGTGGACAGGTTGGCGCCCGTGCGAACCGTGTACTGATTCGGCAGACGAACCTTCAGGGAATCGCCGATCTTGGCGCCCGACTTCGCGAACGAGTCGTCATAGTCGCGGGTGATGTTGCCGACGAAGTTCAGCTTCTGGTGCAGGATGCGCAGCGCCTCGCGGGTCACTGCACTGGGGGTAAGAATGCTATTGGGCATTGCTAGCGGCCTCCATGCCGCCTACGTGAATCAACGTTGAGAGTTACGCCACGCCATCCAGTCCTCGACGCTCATGCGTTCTGGATCTTTGGACGCGGCTGCTCCACCGCCAACGGTCGGAACCGGGGCCGGAGCATTGGTGACGGGTTTGGGTTTCGGAGCGGACAGGCGAGCTTCGAGGCGGGCCACATGAGCAATGCGCAGATGCGGTGGCATGGAAGCCAGCTGCACCACTTCGTCCAGATGCGTACCCAGGTGATGCACGACCTGTGGGCCGTGCTCGGAAGACATCAGTACTTCCGCCAACATCGGATCGTTACCGAGGATGCTGACGACGCTGTCTTCTGCCTCCGGATAATCCGGGTGTTCAGCGGCATACACCGCCGCCCGGGCCCTGATGCTGCTGGGCCAAGCTCTGGAACCGCGCTTGCTCTTGCTGCTGTGCCGATACCGAGCGTTCGGACTCGATCAGCTTCCGCGCTTCCTCGCGTGCGAGGTGAGCAATGAAAGCTTGCGGGTCCTGCTGCGGGTCCGGCGCTGGTTGACGGCTCTGCTGGACCTCTGCACGGAGCTGTTCAAGCTCCCGCTGGAATGCCTCAGCCTGCCGTCGCGCTTCGTACTTCTCGCGAGTCAGCTCATTGATGCGCTTCTGGACGAATCGGCCCTTTTCGTCGCGGGCCTGCTCTTCCTGCTGCTGCGCATCGGTTTCAACAGGGGCCGGGGTCTGCTGGGTTTCCTGCGCGCTTTCTACGGGCGCAGAGTCGGCCGTCGCGCCCGTCTGGGCGTTCTCAACATCACTCATGGTAGGCGTCAGTCCTTGACGATTAGCCCGGCTACCGGCCGGTGCGGTCCTTACGCAGCTTCGGAGGCGTCCTCAGACGCTTCCTTGGCCCGATTGCGCCGCTTGGGCGCGTGTCTGCTGCAACTCCCAGCGGAGGTGCATGACTTCCATTTCGGTCTTGCCCTGCTTGATCGCAGCGGCAAGGAGTTCGCGCTGGTTGTGGATCTCGGCGACCTGCGCATCCAATCCAGACTTGGCGCTATCCACCTTCGCCTTGTCCTGCATCAGCTCAGCGTGCACCTCGTCCAGCGCCGCCATGCGCTGCTGCACCTCGGCCATGCCCTGCTCAACCTGCTGGCGCGCCTGAATGATCTCGGGCGGCATGTCCTTACCCTGCGCCATTGCGGCCTGCACAGGCGGAGGCAGGAGCAGCTTGAGGCGTTCCGCAGCCTCTTCAGCCTTCGGGAAATCCATCGCGCCCACAATCAGGTCCGGCACGCCCGCGGCAATGGCAGGGTTGCCCTGTCCAAGGGCCGTCAGCGCATCGATGAACTCCATGCGCTGCGTGTCGTAGCTTGGGCCGGTGGTGACCGTAACGTCGTACTTGCCGGCGCTCAGGTCGGTAACGCCATCTCCCTTGTTGATCTCCACGATGTCCTCGGCGCCATCCTTGCCGAGTACGCGGATCGTGCGCGGCGTGTCGTACACCTTGGGCAGCGCAGCCAGGATGATCTCGCCCGTCGCCTGAATGCCGAACGCCAGCGAGTCCTGATAGTCGTACGTAGCGGTATCGCCCTCACGCTGCCTGGCAATGATGGCCTTGCCGCTGGTCTCGTTCGACTTGGCGCCAACCGACGCGTCATAGATGCCGTCGGAGGCCTTGAGCATGTCCACGCTGATCTGCGTGAGCATGGTGAAGGCCGCGGGCATGTCGGGCGGCGCTTCACGAACCGGACGGGCCTGCGGCGCCTGCGGATCAGGCGTGTACGGCAGATAGGGGGCATCGATCGCGTTGGCGCGATCCCACATTGCCTTGACCCCGTCGCCTTCCAGCATCTTGGGAGTGACGAGATACGGCGCCTTAGGCTGCTTGCTGACGACCTCCTGAGCCGTCGTCAGGTTGTAGTTCAGCAGCTTCTGGGGATCGCGACTGAAGCGGACCATGCCGCACCAGTGCCACTTACCCTCGATGAAGAAGCGGTTGGCGAAGATCGAGACGACTGGAATGCGGTCGAACACCGTGTCGTGCGGGCCTTCCAACTCCTCAGCACCCGACACGATCGACATGACCACCTTGTGGCCCTTGCACTGGCGCTCTCGGACTACCGAGATGCCTTCAGCCGCCATCTTCTGCGCGGCCTCCGGCGTGATGTCTGCCTGGTCAACCGATCGGCCATCAGACAGCAACAGGATCGTCTTGGTGACCGGCACCAGGCGCCAGTATTCGGCGATCCGGACGTGATCCTGCTGGAACCAATCCCCGTAGCGCTTGGCTGAGTCGAAATCGACGCACTCGGCCTTGGGGTAGCGCGCCTTGAACTCGTCGCGCGGGATCGACTCTTCCACGAAGCAATAGCGCTGGTCGCGAAGGTCCGGCTCCTTGGCGTCAGGGTCGTGCCACACCGACGTAAGCGGATCGGGGATCGGCTTGATGCGCAGATCCTGCTCCCACGCGTCGTCGCTGCTGTACTGCGTGACCACGCGCCACGAACCCATGCCGCCAGCGGTCACCAGCTCAAACGCACCGTCGTATGCGCGCTCTGCGTTGCTGGACGACTCAATGTTCCGGATCAGCCCCTGACGAAGCTCAGCGCCCTTCGCGTCACCGTCCTCGACGGCACGGACCTTGATCCCAGGGCGCGCCTTCTTCTGGTCATTGACCACCTGGCGCCAATGGCTGCGCAGGATCGGGAACTCGTAGCACGCGCGACCCTTGCGCGCCTTGCGCTGCTGCTCGTCCCACTGATAGCCGGGCACGGTGACGAAGCGAAGGTCATCCAGCGCGTTATCACGGTTCGTGCGGTCTGCCTCTACAGCGCGGTCGTACCGCTGCCGCATCTCCGCCATAGGGTCGGAGTTCTGGGCATCCTTGCCCTTCTTGCGTTGTTCCTTCACGCGAACTCCGAAGCGAAAGAGGATGTGTCGAACTTCACGGCAGGCCTATCCGTGGCCTTCTCCAACGCCATCGCTAGATAGCGGAATGCGTCTGCGCCGTGGCTCGCCCAGTCATGTAGAGGTGTGGGTTTGAACTGACCAAGCTTTTCGGCGTACTCGCGCCGGTAATTCATCAGTGCGTCCAGACCGTCCGCGCACTTCTTCTCGTCGAACCAGCAGCGGCTGAACATCATGCGGACCGCGTTGATGCCCTGCTCCACGTCCTCGCGGGGCAAGACCTCCATGCGGTAGCCCTGCTCTTCGGCCACCTGCGTCATGGTCACCGCTGACCAACGCTCACGCGCCTCCGCGTCATGCGGAACGAAGTGCCGGCCGTAGTCGTAGCCGCGCTGGCCCAGCACGCTCAGGTAATGCGTGACCGGCTGCCCGCGATTCGCGTAGTAGTCGATCAGATGGACCTCACGGCCCACCAGCTGCCAGAACCAGATGCAGGTGTCGTCGCCGACGCCCAAGTCCCACGCGGTATGCACCAGCGCGGCGCGGTCGTACGGCACGGCGGCGATGCGCCCGTCCGCCTTAACCTGCGCGATCTCAGCCGCGTAGATGGCGCCAAGCGCGGGCACGTCGAACGCGCACTCAAACTCCTGCGCGTACTGCTCAGGCGTCATCTGCCGGCGCGCGTCGTCCAGCTCGGACTGCAGGATGATCCCCGTCTCGGACGCCCGTAGCTCCTGGTAGAACCAATCCGGCGAGTCCTTCGCCATCTGCGCAAGCGCATGGAAATGGTTCTTACCCTTGGGCGTGCCAATGAAGCTGGCCCAACCCCGCCTGTCGGCAAGCAGGGGGCGGATGATCTCGCCCCACACCGTAGGCCGCATGTCGCCGTATTCGTCCAGCACCACGCCATCGAGGTACAGGCCGCGCAATGCGTCAGGGTTGTCCGCGCCGAACAGGCGAATCCGCGCGCCATTCACCAGCTCAACCGAAAGCTCAGACTCCATCGGAGGTTTCGCCTGAATCGGACGGCTGTACTGTTTCAGGTAGTCCCATGCAATCGCCTTGGCCTGCGCGTAGTAAGGCGCGAGGTAGGCGAAGCGAGGATTGGGCTTGCTACACGTGACGGCAGCTTTCACAAGCTCGTTGATCTCGCGAACCGTCTTGCCAAAGCGGCGATGCGCCACCGAACATGACCAGCGCTGCGTGCGTTCGTGGTAGGCGATGGACTGTGGCCGCGGCCTATAGTCGATCGTGATTACTTCAGCCACGTCACCGCGAACTCGATGGGGCCGCCTTCGTCGCCAGTGATGGCCTGAGCGGGCTTACCGAAGCCGCGGTCAAGCAGCGCCTGGGCCGCAGCGAGCGCAGTGCGCCGATCGTCTCCGCGAAGCAGTTCAAGCAGCTTGTCGATTGCCTCGGGGCCAGCCGCACGGGCAAGCGCCTTGATCTCGGCATCTTCCTTAGGGCGACCGCCCGGATTGCCGGATTGTCCCTTCTGGAAAGCCACTGTTAATCCTTGTTCTCAATCGCTAAGACGCCAGTCATAGGCATCAGGTATGGATACGTCGCGAGCGCCAACAAGCACCTCGCCGTTGCTCAGCGTCACAGTGTTCGTGATCGTGCCGCAGCCGTTGATGTTCACCAGCGCAGAGGCCAACGTGCCCGCCAGGTACTGCGATCCGAGCGTCAGGCCGCCACACACTTCCCAAGTCGAATCGCTCACGGTCGCGCCGCGAGATTCAGCCTCAGCGGCCCACTGGTTCTTCACCAGCCTGGTCTCGCCGCAGGTCGATATGATCGTCTTGAGCTGCATCAGCTGCCTCTAAAGAAGTCGGGCCATCCTTGGCCCCCGCGTCCTTGCGGTTAAAGATTGCGTCCCAGTTGGACGTGTACGTGTCCGCGCTCACCGAGAAGGGGCGCGGGGCTGAGCCTTTGCCGCTCACGAGCCGATGCCCAGTCCCAGGATGAAGCCAATCCCGAAGCCACCAGCAGTGGAGCCGCTGCTGCCATATCGGACCGCGCTGACCATCTCTTGGTGACGACGCTCAGCTATGGCCTCAACGCGACGCTTCTCGTCGCGGACACGCTTTGCTTCCCATGCGGCCGCCTGCATCTCGACCGGAAGCGCCTCAATGGCCTCTCGCTCAGCCTGCTCCTGCGCCCTATGGATATCGGCGTAATGCTTCATGGCAATTGCCGCTTCGGCGATACCGAACATCAGTTAACCGTCCTCTCTTCCGGAACCTCGTGCGCCTTCAGGATCTTCTTGCAGAACCACAGCACGTCCGCAGCGCCGTGGCAGCGGGCTACCACTACGCCGTCCACTAGCGTCAGGATCACCGCGGGGACGTCCAGCGCGTCGTACAGGTGCAGCAGATCGACCGCAGCGCCATCAGCCTCGGCGCGTACGTCAGTCATGGAGGGCGTCGATCTTGGCAGCGCAGCGGGTGTAGTCGTCGATCATCCGACCAGCCCAGATCTCCAGCTCGTCGTAAGTCGTGCCAGGATCAGAAATCGCTGGGCATCTCTCGGGCGCGGTTGGCCTCACGAGCTGCTTCCCGCACCCGCTCAGCAACCACGACAGGGCGATCGCACTTAGAAGGGTTCTCGCGAACGATCTCACGCACCTTCCCCTCGCTCTTCGGAAGCCTGTCCAGCGTCTTCTGCAATTTCTCGGCGCGCTTCTTGTCGTCCTGCTGCGCCGTCAGCACTTCGTCCAGCTTCTGAGCCGCGATCCGCTGCTCGGCGTTCGCCTTGCCCAGTCGGCCCGAAAGCGCGCCCATATACCAGCCGCTGGCAAACAGCACAGCCGCCAACACCAGCGCAATCGCTTCGCGGATACCCATCAGACACTCGCCAGGATCGCCCAAAGAGCTTTGCAGGCAACGTGCAGGCCCTGATCGGTATTGAACTCGATCCTGCCCAAGCACTTGAAATCATCAATCAGGAAGTGGCATACGACCTCGGCAAGGCCCAGCCACACGCTCCCTGTAATAAGGGCAACGAAGCCGCCGTGAATCATTGCGTGAGCGCCTAGCGCTTGCCACCACGGGATGCCCGGAATCGGAGCCGAGCGATTCTTCGCCTTCGCGAGGAAGTCGCCCTGAAGCGGGTAGTCCGCGAGCGCATGGCCCACGAGCAGCCAGAAGAGCATCAAGCAGCGCGCTCCCACTCGGCGTTGTACTTCTCGATGGCGGCGTGTGCCTCATCCGTCTCAATGAACAACTGGGCCCAAGCCGCCCACACAGCGCTCTCAAACTGCGCCGGAGTGCCGTGCTTCTCTGCCAACTCAGCTTTCGTCATGTCAGACACCGGCCGCCTTCCAGTCCGCCGCGGTAAATTTGATCGCGTAGCAGCCAGTGAGGCGCCAATAGGGCTGATCGCCCGGATACATCGCGCTCACCACGCCCACAATGCGGCCGTCCTCGTTCCACACCGCCGCGCCGCTATCGCCGAACCAGCCGAGCAGGTCCAGCGCCATTACGTCGCCATTCCAGCCAGCCACGCGGCCAACGCGCAGCAGATCCTTCAGGCCGTTCGGGTTGCCATGCACGAACACCACGTCGCCCTGCCCGGGCTTCCTGGCGCTTAGCCGGGCCCACGTAGTGAACGTCTTGTCGATCGTCACCAGCACATGGTCGGCGCCGTCATTGGCAACCACCTTCCACTTCACAGGGCGGTCGTTGAACCTGGCCTCGCCCGCCTCAGTCTTGAAGCAATGCGCAGCGCCCAGAATGGCTGCCTTGCTGATCGCCGTACCGCTGCACACGCTTCCGCTCGGGAAGTCGATGCGGACCACGTAGGCCTTGGCCTCGCTGTAGTCCGGCAGGGAGGCGCAACTGCACCCTCCTACGAGAAGGAGGATCAGTAGCGCCCAAGTCTTCATCTCTTACACCTTCGCGTCGCGCTCGTCCCAGCCGCAGGGGATGTCATGCCTGGCCCCGAACACCTCTCGCACCAGCGCCTCATGTCTCTCGATCTGGCGGATATGCCACGCAGGCCGCGGAAATACAGCGACCCCGGACGGGTGCTCTGGGCATGGGTCATCTGTGGAATTGCAGGTGCACGCTGAACGTGCGGCCGCGACTTCCTTGCGCCGCTCATTGGAATCTCGCTTTGCACGGAAATACAGCTCCGCGACCAGCGCCACCCCCTCGCCTACCATAGGGCAACGCATCACCGCGCCCCGAACATCATCATCAGGAAGCCGCTCCAGTCCTGCCAAGTGGCATAGCCACCCCAGACCAGCGCGCCGCCGATCAAGGCCACCAGCGCGATTACCTTGGCTTTGGTCTTGTCCATCACAGCCCTCGCTCGCACAGAGCGCGTTCGTCAGCACGACGGAGGACAAGGCCCTTGAAGACCCTGCCCTTTGAATACTTCCACTTGCTCAGCTCGGCACATGCGGCAGGCCAGTTGTGGGCCAGCGCGTAGCCCTGTAGCGTCGAACCACACACGACCTTCGGGCCAATATTGAACACGGCGCTCGTGAGCGCAGCCTCGGCACCCAGCGGCTTAACGCCCGGGATGCACTTGTTCACGTAGTAGTTCGCCTCGCGCATGTCCTCGTCGAGGAACGCGTCGCACTGCGCCTTCGTGTACTTCTGCCCCATCTTCACTTCCGGCCCAGTGTGGCCGTAGCAGACGGTCGGGATGCCCACCGGGTCGAGGTACGTTTCGTACTTCAACCCTTCCCACTTCATGACGACGGACGCAGCGAGAGCCAGCACGGCTGCTAACCCTGCGCCTACCGCCTTCTTGCTCACGCCCGCTTCGCCCTAAAGCCCTTGTAGGCCTTCCAAATCTTCTCGCCCAGCAACCACGCGGTATAGGCACACGCCAGAATTGACGCCACCGTGCCCCAGTCCACCCCAGCAACTACGCCGGCCAAGTAGCCAGCAGGCGGGATCGTCTTCACCGCTTCCAATGCAGCATCGCTTCGCACTTCGTCCTTCCCCTGGTTGACGCAGTGCGTCCGTGTCTGGCGGAAGGTTGAGGAGTCGAACCCCTGCGGTTTCCCGCACCACGGTTTTCAAGACCGCTCGCCAGCCCAACGCAGCGGAACCTTCCAGTTTTGGCGGAAGTGGCAGGATTCGAACCTGCGGCCCCTTTCGGAACTACGGCTTAGCAAGCCGCCGCCTTCGGCCTCTCGGCCACACTTCCAAATAGGTCCCGGCGATCACCCCGGGATGTCCGGCGCGCTTTCGCGATTACCGGGTCTTCGAGGCTGCTGTTTCGCGGGAGGCCGGATGGTGGCCGCGGTACTCGGCAGCAAACTCTGTCACTTCTTACGACGCTTCGCCCTCGGCTCCACGCGCATCACATCCACCGGGGCGGAGGTGTACGTGCAGACCGAAGCCGCCGCGTGTACCGCCTCCTCCGCGCTCGCCTGGAAGTGGCGCATAGCGCAGATGGCAGCCTGCATGCCGGAACCGATCGCGACCGGCCCCAGCTCTTCAACCATCGTCCAGTGCTTGTCCGACACCGTGACCACACGGCCGTCGCCCCAAGCGATCAGCAGCGAACTGTTCGGGATCTTGGGCGGCTTGCCCTTCATCCCCTTGATGATCCAGTCCGCGGCCTTCGTGATCTCGTTGGCCGTGCCGCAGCCGCCCATCACGCCGCCACAAGGCAGGCGCCAGAGCTTGTGGCAGCGGGTCTTGTTTCCGCCCCATGTCGCCTGCGTGTCGCCCGCCATCTCACCCGTGCGAGGGTCAAACGCGATCGTGGTCATTCGTCGCCGAACCCCAGCGCCGCGGCCTTGATCTCCTGAGCGTAGATCTCAGCCAGGCAGCCGAGCGCCAGCGCATTCCCGGCGCACCAGATCTCGTGATCTTCGCCATCCATCAGGATGAACACGCCTTCAGCCTCGCCGGCCTTGGCCTTAGCCAGCGCCGCCTCTAGCGCCTCGATGATGCGCGCGTCAGGCTCGGGCTTACCCCCTCCATCTATGACTTTGGGGGTGAAGGCCATGGCGTCCTCTATAGAGAACCCGGCGCCCTCTAGCGGGTCATCCGGGCCGGGGCAAAATCTTCCCCGTCACTATCCTTATGACACAGGTTCGGAAGGCGCTGCGCTCGTAAGGGGAAAGTCCGCTGAATCGAGAGCCGCACGAAAACGGATGATCGTCGCGCGCGAGGGGCGAACCCCCTGTGTCGTGGCGTAGCTGTAAGGCCAGTTCCCCACCCAGAACTCCCTCCCATTCAAGGTCGCCTCGTATGGGTTCAGGCGCTGAGGCAGACACCCCTGATCGAGGCTGTTGTTTACGAAGCGGTCCAGGCCCTTTGAATACGGATCAATCATGATCCAGTAAGGCGGCAAGAGACCGCGGAGAAAGTTGATCATGAATCCCTCGCAATGCGATGCGCCCAGCGCAGGGAATCCTCGTACTGCCACTGGGCCAGCAGCAGCGCGCCTGCAACGAAGTCCCGGATGCGCTTGTACGCGTCCCGGTCACAGTTCAGTTCATCCGCCCGGGCAGCGACGGCCGGCACCTTCTCAGCGCCAAAGATCGCCATGCACAGCCCGTCCAGCGCCGCCTGCTTGCCCCACGCGCTGTCATAACTCGGCACGTATTCGCGCGCCCTCTTCCGCAGCCGCGGCTTCATCCTGGCGATCGTCTCGGCCAGTCCAATCGCCCAGTCCTGAAGCTCCACGACGAAGCGCTCCGTGCCGCTGACCATCGTCAGCCAGACCTTGTAGCCTGGGTGTCCGTCAGGCAGGCAGGAGGTAGCTAGCGACAGGCGCCACAGGGCGCCCTCGGGCAATGCGCGGCGAGTGAAGCCGGCGTAGTAGCTGCGCAGGTCGCTGCCCTTGATGGCGTAATCGGCCGTAACTTCGATGGCTTCAGCGACGGTCATGCGAGATGGCTCCAGTCCCGATCCGGATACCGGCTCGTCATGTATGCGGAAAGTTCTTCGCCGCCATAGGTGCGGCTCATGTAACGCAGCGTCAGGAACATGTCCTCGAAGTCGCCGCCATTTCGGACATCGTTCAGCACGACCACTCCGCGCCACTCGGCCTTGCCTTGCGGGCCACGGTATCCCTCCGTACCCAAGTAACAACTGCCGGCGACGATCCCGTGAATGGTCCGGCCATTTGGCAGGTCGCGATTGCCGTACTTTCTGCCCTGTTCGTGCCCGGCCACAAAGCTAAAGCCGAGCTTGTTCAGGCGGTTGTCGATCGTCCCGCCGATCGGCCGCGGACTGTGCGCGGTCTTCCAGTAGTGGCAGTACCAGACAGAATCGACCTCTATTGGCTGCTCGAACGGCACCCGCTCCCACCCAAACTCTTCCACCTTGCAAAGGTGTGTGCCGACAACCCCGAGAAACCTTGCGTCCTCTTTCGGCAGGCGTGCAATGCGAGCTTCGTGGTTGCCCTCGCAGAAGATCATCCGAGGCTTCCAAGCGCGCTTCTTGTTCTTCTCTAGCCGTGCCGTCTCCGCATGAATCGGCCCGACGAGACGAGCCATAGCAGCTTCCCCCGCCTCAATGTCAGCCTTAATGCGCGCGCCTTCCTTCTCGATGCCTCCTGCGGGCGAATAGGACGACAGGCTTGGGAAGTCCCAGAAATCGCCAATGCAGACGATCACGTCCGGTTTGCGGCGCACGATGTCCTGCGCGATCCAGTCCAAGTGATCGACAACGTCACCGGGCCGCACCTGTACGTCCGGGATCACGTAGTGCCGGCGTGGCTGACTCATTCCGCCGTCCCGCCGTAGCTGATCGCCTCGCCTGCCTTGAGGCCGAGATCGTCGTCAGCGTCACGCTGTACGAATGGCGGGACATGTGCCGTAACTGTGCCTCCGATGCGTTCGGATACCACCTCATGCACAGCTGCCAGCGCCGTCATAAGCTCGCTCTCTCGGGCCGAGTTGATAGCCAACCGATCCAGCACTACCTCGCACTGCGCCAGCGCACGCCAAGCCGCCTTCACGTCGTGCAGGATGCCGTCTGTGTCCTCAGTGCCCGACTGCATCGCGTGGCGGACCATGCAGTCCTGGTGATCGGCCGAAACCTCACGGTTCCAGTGCAGCGGCGTACCGGGGCCGTAGTGCTGGATATTCCCAGCAAGGCTCAGCCGTGCCAGCGCGACCATCGTCTTCGGGAAGTACATCAGCACGCCCGAGAACACGGGCGCGGCTTTGCGTTCGGCTGCGTCGATGGGGAGGATGCTCACAGCTTGGCCTCCTCAGCAAGGAGCCACGCGGCAAGATCGGCCATCGTGCTGAAGACATAGGTGTCGGCAGGCGGCTGATAGTCGCCGGCTCGCGTTCCGGGCCTGACGAAGAAGCCATTAGCGACACGAACTACCGTGAACTCATACTTGGTTGGAGACTCGTTCACTGCCCAGATTCCCTTTGATCTGGGCTTGCATCTTCCGCGCTTAAGCGGAAGAGGTGGCGGCAACAAACTTCCGATTTATTGCCGCTTTTCTCCAGTTGCGGATCGTGCGCTTGCTCTTGCCGAATCGACGAGCGAGGTCGCCAGTCTTGATTTCCAAGTTCAGCAGCAGTTGATCGCGCTTGCCGTCCGCGATGCTGTTGATGGCGGCCATCTCCAGCGGCTGGATGTGCGGCTCCAAGTCAGCCCGGCACGCTCCTGCGTCAACTAGATCCTCAATCGCCTTCCGCACAATCTCGTCCACGCGTGCGTAGCTCATAGATCACCCGATGTGTTCACGCACAACCAAGAAGAAGCCCTCGGGGTAGAGGGTCTGTGTGTACTGGAGATCGCGACTCCACTGATGTCCAGACGCCCACGCCTGCGGCATAGGGATCACGAACCGCCACCCGGCCCGCGTGATCTTGTACGCAAGGCACGGAATCGCCCCGCGCTTATCCGCCGCAGCCACCGCCTGATGCCACCAGGCTTTCAGGTTCAGCGTGGCGCAGTTTTTCACTTCCAGGCTGTAGCCGCCGACTAGCTGCTCGATGTCCGCCAGTTGAGACTGCTGATACTGCTTTAGTAGCCTGTTGTACTCGCCGCCGAGGTTGTCGCGCAGCAGCGCGCAAATCTCGCGCTCACCCCTTGCGCCCTTGTCCCTGCTCTTGCGGCCGCTCATGTGTCACCTCCAAACCTGATCCACAACGCCCTTATGCGGTCCGCAGCTGACATAGCCTGCATAACAGCCTTCCCTGTAGATGCGGACGTCCGGCGCATCTTCAGTTGCAGCCAAATTGGTCCGCTGTAGCCGTGCTTGTTTGCCAAGGCGGTGGCAATGCGAAGGTTTCGCTCAGCTTCGTACAAGTGGCCCAGAATCCGGCGCATGTCGCCTCCAACGCTCATGCTGCTGCTCCTAGACTCGCAACCAAATTCGCCGCCGGCTCACACAACCGGAAATCCCGAAGCACGTAGTCCAGCGCCTTGTCTGAGTCGGGGCGGGTGTCTACGGGCAGGCCGAACCGCTCGCGGTTATCGGTCTTGTGCCTTCCGATGTGCGTCTCGCGCCCTACTCCAAGCTTGTAGGCGCGCTGCTGCACGCTCATTCGCGTACGGCCCTCCAGTGCACACGCGGACCAGCCTCCGCCCGGATACGCCTCGCGAATACGATCGTCCTCGGCCACGGTCCACGGCTTGTGCCGGCGCACTCCGCGCTCCTTGTTGAAGCACTGCCTGCACAGGCTCCGCGGGTGGCCGTTCCCGCGGATGTAGTAGCCGGACAGCGGCTTCGTGATGCCGCACACGCGGCAGGTTTGGTTATCCATTGCTCAAGTACCCGCAAATCTTCTTGTCCAGGTTCCATACGCCATCGCGAACGGCCTGCTCCCAAGTGTCCGCCGCGTGCATCCATTGGCTGCCGTGCTTCTCTTCCCATGCCGGCCAGTTCTCATGCAGCTTGTCGTGGCACGGGTCACAGAGCGGAATTGCGAGGCAATCTGAAACGCGCGCCTGGCTGAAACGCTGGCCTATTGGGTGATGGGCTTGCTGCTGACCGTGCACGCCGCAGCCGCAGCAAGGGAGAGCCCTGACGTAATCCAGGTACTCAGGATGCTTCAGCGATGGGCGGCGCTGGCCGTAGTTGAGGATTCCCATTAGGCAGCCTCCGCAACTTCGATCAGGCTGCGGGCTTCGAGGAAGGCTTGGACGAACTCCGCCGCGACCTGCGGGACGATCGCATTGCGGGCGGCATCAGTTCCCTCCACACAGCGGGGTAGCGCATCATCCACAGCTCGAAAGCAGTCGAGTGCACGCGGCCAAGGGGCGTTCCACGGAATGGATTGCTCGATCCGCCCCACTCGTCCAGCCGCCCGGCTACGTGGTTCCTGCCGTGGTTGCTGGTCCCACTCGGCGTCGGCAACGAACCAGAGCCGGTCGCGTCTATGGGGAGCGTCGACGGCTGACGCTTGCAGTACCGCAGCCCCGAAGGCGTAACCGAGTCCTTCCAAATCACTCGCGACTCGATCGAGCCAGCCTTTCCTAACCGCTCCTTCAACCTGCTCTCCAAAGACGACTGAAGGTCGGCACTGCGCGATGAGATGCTGCCAGGCGGGCCATAGATGCCGCTCGTCCTCAAACCCAATTCCTTTACCTGCCGCGCTGAAAGGCTGGCAAGGGCAGCTGCCAGTCCAGACGCGCTGATCGTCCGGCCATCCGGCAAGACGAAGGGCGTAAGCCCATCCTCCGATGCCCGCGAAGAAGTGATGCTGGTGATACCCGCGAAGGTCGTCGGGTCGGACATCCTCGATGCTCCTTTCGTCCACGTCGCCGGCAGGGATGTGTCCGGCCTTGATGAGTTCGCGCAGCCATGCAGCGGCGTGCGGGTCCAGTTCGTTGTAGTAAGCAGTCATTTCTTTACCCTGTAATTCCTGGCGTGCATACGCAGACAGGCGCGACACTGCCTTGAACCCGTTGGGTGGATATAGAGGTTCTCTCCGCTCAATGAGTGGCCGCGCTTGCAGTGTGTCTTTCTGGCGTTTACGCCCATCACGGCATCGCTTCTGGCGATGTTCTGCCTGTGCGTCACAGCGCGCAGGTGAGTAGGGTTTATGCACGACCGCGTTGAACACTTATGGTCTATCTCCAGCCCGACTGGAATCGGCCCAACATGAAGCCGGTAAGAGACGCGGTGGGCTTGCTCAGGGCGGTGCCCATTCCAAAATTGCCCATATCCGTTTCGGTACATGGATCCAATCCATAGCCAGCATCCAGAATTGGGCTCCGGGACAGATTTGGCCTCTAGACGCTGGACTATCGTTTTGTTCGGCTTAGCGCTCACTTACTTCCGCCTCCGCCCAAAGTGGTACGCGTTGTGTGCTCTTTGCACTCCGCCGCCGAACTCGCCTCCAACACGATCTCCGACGGCTTGCCGATTCGGACGAGCCAGTACAACGTCAGCTCGCCGCGGTTGAACTTCACGATGGTCCATCGCTTGTCCTCTGATTCGAGGCAGTTGGTGTTGATCTGGCGCCAGTTCACTTAGAACCGGTCCTCCGCCAGATCGGAGAACCGCATGGTTTCCGGGAAGAACTTGAGCCGCTTGAAGCCGGTTGGCCCGTGGCGGTTCTTCTCGATCAAGATTTCGGCGATGCCCTTGTCCGGCGAGTCGCGGTTGTAGACCTCGTCCCGGTAGAGCATCAGGATCTGGTCGGCTTCGCGCGTCAGTTCGTCGCTGTTCGCCAGGTCGCCTGCATTCGGGCGCTTGTCGTTGCGCGCCTCTACGGCAGCCTTCACCTGCGCCAGCGTGATGACCGGCACCTGGAGCGAGCGGGCAAGGTTCTTGAGGCCCCGGGCGATCGCCGCGACTTCCTCGATGCGGTCAGCACCGGGCACCGTGATGCGCTGGGCGTAGTCGATGAAGAGCGCGCCGATCTTGTGCGAGTGCTGCCACTTGCGGGCGACACCGACCAGCTCGTCCAGCGTTACGGCGCTGCGGTCGTAGATCCAGATTGGGCGATCACGAACCTCAACTACGCCTTGCTGGAGCTTCAGCCAGCCATCGTCCTCAATCTGCCCGGCGCGGATGCTGGCGGCGCCCACAGCGGAGGCCAGCGCGAGGCGGCGGATGCCAAGCTGGTTCGCCGGCTGCTCCGCGCTGATGATCCCGGTCGGGATGCCAGACGCTGCGCAGGCTTCCGCGAGGCCCAGCATCAGCGCCGTCTTACCCATCGCCGGGCGCGCGCCGATGATCGTCAGGTCGGAGTCGTGCCAGCCGCCCAGAATCTCATCCAGTGCGAACAGGCCTGTCGTGATGCCGGGCAGCTTGCCGCCGTTCTGGTACGCCTTCTCGGCCTGCTGCCACGCGATCTGCAACGCCTGCCGGCCCGTGAACTCGCACTCGGTCACGGTGGCATTCAGGGCCAGTAGCGCGCCGATGGCCTCGTCCACCGCGCCAGCCTCGTTCGAGCGCACGCCAGCCTGGAGACGCTGGGCGATAGTGCCCGCCTCGCGACGGCGCCAGTTCTCGCGAACGATGCCCGCGTAGTCCGGAACCATGGCCGCGCTGAAGGTGTTGTTCACCAGCGACCAGATTTCCTCAGCGTCGTCCGGCAGCGCCTCAGCGATGGTCACCGAGTCGGCTGGCTCGCCATCACCAATGCGCTGGCGGATAGCGGCCCACAGGCGCTTACGGAACGCGCTGGTGAAGTGGTCCTCGGACAGCAGCGGCGCCACTTCGTGGAACGCCTCGTTGCGCAGCATGACGCCGCCCAGCACGGCCTCTTCGGCGAAGGTCGGGGTATGCATCAGCGCTTGCTCCCAAGTTCAGGACGGCCGCCGCCAGGTACGTAGCTAGAAGCACTAGGCGCAGCGAGCTTTGCCCAGTTGTCTCGGATGGCGCCCATGAACGCCTCGTCCCAGTCGGCGTACTCGTAGCCTCGAGCCTTGGCGGCTCCGATGAAGTGCTCGAGACGCTGCTCGAGCTGGCCGTGCCCCTTCTCTGCCGCCCAGCGACGGACACGATCAGAGATCCCGAAGCCATCAGGGATACGCGTCTTGCGTGTTTTCGAACGCTTCGTCTCTGCTCCAAGAGAAGGAGATAGAGAAGGAGATAGAGATAGGGGGCTAGCAAGCCCCTTGGGAGCCCCCTCTAAGCCCCCTTCTGAACTTTGCAATGCCCCTTGCAAGGGGGCTTCAAGGGGGCTTGAAGGGGGCTTAGCAAGTTCGTACGCGTCGGCGTAGCGCTCGAGAAATGCGGCACTGATCGAGGGACTAGCGATGGTGGTGACCTGTCGGCGAATGCCATCGCCGCGGCGGTCACCAGGCTTCAGGGTTTCGCCAATCTGATGGGCGGCCATTTCGATAACGAACATGGTCTCGGTGTCCTCGTCGTACAGGCAGAAGCCCACGGCGATGCACTTCTCGAGCCCCTTGTTGGCCCCCTCGAGCGGCAGGCCGGTTTCGTGGCAGAGGTACAGCTTCGGGAGGTGATAGACCCCGATCATGTTCGAGTGCGGACAAGTCATCAGGTACATGGCGACGATCTGCGCCTCTGGATGCCCGCGCAGTTCCTTTCCGGTTTTCCCGGTCCAGAACATTGGTGAAACCTTGCCGAAGTCCCGCATCGCCCTACCCCTCTACTTCCGTTCCCACTCACAAAGCCGCTCCAGAACTCGCTCTGCGGCCTTCTCTTCGTACTCGTGATCCCGCTTGTTCCGTTCCGACAGGTGCCGCTCCAGAGCGCGCCTGATGCGCTCCGTTTCGGCGTCGGATGGGGGCTGCCAGGGGATCAAGACTTGCGCTCCACGCGGAACCAAGACCACGCGCTGTTAGCCATCCAGCGGCGGCCAAGGCGATCGGTGTAGTAGTTGACGGATTTGCCGCTAACCACATCCCTGAAGGCGAAGCCATCACGGCGCATCGGACGTCCGCCAGTGAGCCGTGAGAAGAAGTCAGACACACTCCACCTCCCCCGCCTTGAGGCGGTCCATTAGCTCGGTGTAGGAGTATTCGCCGGAGCGGTGGCCGGAGGGGAGGATCGGTTCGAGCTGGTCCGGAGAGGCAATGATCTGCGTGTTCTCCACATGCAACGGGCCGGCCGCCACACTCAGTCCATATCCGTCCCACTCAAAGCCGTCCCTGTTGCGCCTTCCGCGAATCAGCGGAGTACGGATTACGGCCTCTACTCCAAGCAGTTGCGGATAGACATACGTCCGAACAATTCGGACCCGCTGTCCTACGTAAAAGTTAGACATGACCCAACTCCAACTGCGGTTGACGGTTACGCCGCTGCTCGGCTCGGGCCATCTCGGCGGCGCGTAGACAATCGAGGTGCACTACCTCGTCATGCGTCATGGGAGGCAGCCGACCATCGGCCGCGGCCTTTGCCATGAGGAATCTCGGATCACTGCCAATCGCAGGATCGGTTGCGGCGATGTCGTCGAGGGTCTGGCGGAGGTGGCGGTTCATGCGGCCACCGGCATGTAGTAGTCGGGCACGAAGCGCATGCCAGCCATGCTCCCGGCGTACAGCCACACGTCACTGACGCCGTAGGCCCGCGAAGCGCGGACGAGCGTGCTCGGGTCGGACACCATCCCGACTGAGCCGCGCTCGATTCGACCAAGCTGGGCCACAGAGATGCCGAGTTCGGCCGCGGCGTCCTTCCTGCTGAGTCCACTGTGCTCGCGGGCCTGGCGCATGCGACGGCCGAAGTTGTCGCCCTCAGTGCGGCCAGCAAGGGTTGAGTCGATCTTCTTCATGCAGCCTCCAGCTCGGCCACGCGGGCTTCCAGACGGGCCATCTTTTCTTCGGGGGATTCGATGCGCGGCACCATGTCCATGCCGCAGTTGTGGGCGACCCACTGCTGCCAGCCCCAGTTCTTCACCGCGTAAGCGAAGTTCAGGGCCAGATCCGCGGGCATGTGGGCGTTGCCCGCGACGATTCGGGAAAGCTGCGCCGGCTCCATGCCGATATCCCCCGCCACTTGCCGCTGCGACTTCTTGCCGTACCGGATGGCCAGCAAAACGGCCTCGCCGGAAGTGCGGCACAGGGACACCAAATGCGCCGGAACCCGCGTCACAGCGGCTACGGGACCAATCAGTGCTAACTCGCGTTGCGTCATGTCGATTCGTGTTGACGGTTGGGTGTGGAGGAAAAAGAAAGGCCCGCACCAGAGGTACGAGCCGTGGAGAAATCAGGAGTCGTTAGCAGCCGGTCCGAACACGTCGGGGCGCATGCTCTGGACGGTGACGAGGCCATGCGTCGCCTTGCTGATACGCAGGGCGAGCTTCGGACTGGGCTTGCGACCGTTCCAGCCGGTAGCCACCTGCCACAGGTAATCGGGGCTGGCGTCCACGGCCTCGGCCAGCGACTTGCGCCGGTCACGGTCAGAAATGAAGTCGGCTAGGGTCATGCTCACGACCCCAATGCTGACAGATTGCTTGCACACGAGCAAGCATTTTGCTTGCCGCCCGTCGGAGAACAGGTTGCTAGGCTTGCGCCCCGTGAAGCCCGTATCCGAAAACCGTCGCGACAACCTCGCCCGCCTAGTTAAGGACGCGGGCGGTCAGGTCGCCTTCGCCAATCTCATCGGGAAAGACCGGAATCAGGTAGGCCAATGGCTGATGGACCCTGAAGCGTCAGGCGCCAGGAACATCGGCAATTCGTCAGCCAGACAGATTGAGAACGCCCTTGGGCTCGCTACGGGGTCGCTGGACTATCCCGCATATGCGACGCCCGATTCACCTTTGACACCAGCAGGTGAACGTAACCCCCTGTCGCCACTTGCGTCTCACTTTCAGAAACTCGACCCTGCCATCCTGCTCCAAGCCGAGCACTGGGCGATGATTTTTGAGGCGGCAGACGGGATTAAGTGGCCCCCGTTGCGCCGCATGCAAAAGCTCGCTGATGTCTATGCCCGGATAGTGGCAGACGGAGGCATGTTGTCGGAGGAACACCAGGCCGAATACATGCTTGAGCTAAACGAGGCGGTAGATAGGCGGACAGGGGGCGACAATGAGCGAGGCGAAGGAGTACATGGGCGGAGTGCCGCCCGCAGGCACGGGAGTAAGTGAGGGGAACGTCCTGATCTTCCCCACCGTTGCTTTGCGTGAGGCGATTCAGCCCCTGTCGGACTTGGAAGTTCAGCAGCTCCGGCAGATGCTCAAGGAGTTCGCGTCAGTGAAGGCGCTGTGCCCCATAGCGCGGAAGGCGACGCAAGAGGACTGAAAAACAATGAAAGGCCGATTAAACCCCGCTCCGTGCGGGGTTTTTTGTGCCCGCCTGTCGGCAGGCTGAATAGCATCCTGCTACCGTCCGTCGGCGACGCATACTTTTTGCTTGCATTCGGCTAGCGGTTTGCTATCGTGACTCCAAGCCGGCACGCCGCCGACCTGGAGGCCAAGCAGATGAGCCCGACCCACGAATCCCCCGCCCGCCGCGAAGCGCGCTGCCGTGTGCAGTCGTTGCTGTTGAACGCGACGCCTGAGCAGCAGGACCACATGCGCGGCGACCAGAGCTGGCCGTCGTTCCTCGACTGGATGCTGCGCCTTTCGCGCAAGTGCCCGTTTACGGCCCTTGCCTATATCGGAGCGTGACATGGAACTCGCCTACCACTTTGTTGCCGACACGCTGCGCGATGGCTCTCCGATTCTGGCGGATGGCGAGTGGCTTGAGCACGACGGCGAAGTCGTGATCTGCAAGTCCGGGCTGCACGCCAGCTCGCATCCGTTCGACGCGCTGCAGTACGCGCCCGGCAAGACGCTTTGCCTCGTTGAGGTTGAAGGCGTCGTAACGCGACAGGAAGACAAGCTCGTTGCGAAGCGCCGCCGCATCGTCAAGCGCATCGACGCCGAACCGCTGATGCGTGAGTTCTCGCGCTGGTGTGCGCTCCAGGTGATCGAGCTTTGGGATGCACCGGAGGTTGTGCGTCAGTACCTCACGACAGGCGACGAAAGCCTCAGGGCCGCCGCGAGGGACGCCGCGAGGGACGCCGCGAGGGCCGCCGCGTGGGCCGCCGCGAGGGACGCCGCGTGGGCCGCCGCGTGGGCCGCCGCGAGGGACGCCGCGTGGGCCGCCGCGTGGGCCGCCGCGAGGGACGCCGCGAGGGACGCCGCGAGGGCCGCCGCGTGGGCCGCCGCGAGGGACGCCGCGTGGGCCGCCGCGTGGGCCGCCGCGAGGGACGCCGCGTGGGCCGCCGCGTGGGCCGCCGCGAGGGACGCCGCGAGGGACGCCCAGCGCGATCGCTTCAAGAAGATGGTTGATGGCGCTTTCAGGCTGGAGGGCTGAGCCATGCATTCCGTGCGCTTCCAATCTCCGATCCAGCTCGCCTCCCGCCTGTGCGCGAAGGCCCGCCACGCAGAGCCGCAGCTTCGTTCTCGCCGCCGCAGTGATCGCATTGAAGCGAACGCCCGCATTCGCGAGACGGAGCGCGAGCTTCGGTCTGTGCTGTGGGGCGCGGCGGCTCTTTCCCACTCTGTGAAGCTTTAGACGTGAGCGATCAGATCTTGTCTGGTGATCGGGTGTTGGTTCGCGATCCAGATTTCTTTCAGTCGCACGTTGCTGGGAAGGTAAGGAATCGGGAGGGGGTTGTGCGGTTCATCCGATCCGACAACGCATACATCGTGGACTTTCCTGCAAAGGGACGACGCAGAGCTTTCACCCACCACTTCTACAGGCGCGACCTGATGAGGGCGCCATGAACACCCCTCCCCCGAAGGCCAAGGACGGCCGCCTTTACCTAGCGCTGATCCCGATCCTCTCCCGCATTCCGAACTGTCTTATCCGAGGTGACAAGTGAAGAACTTCGACGCAGATCAGGACTACGACGACTTCGACGCGTGGTTCCAGGAAATGGATGAACTGAAGTTCGGCCAGCTGATGTTTGCGTGGCTGGAGACGGTCAAGGCTGGCGCGACGTTCACCCGCGACGGACACGACACCTTCAAGGGCTGGGCGTTCGATCAGCGCTGGCCGGAAATCCGCATCGCTCGTGAGTGTGACCGGCTCTCGCATACGGCCGACATGGCGAGGATGGCGGCATGAACGCTCATCCTCACGCCGAACACATGGCCGAGTATGCGAAAGATGCGGCCGAAATGACGAACCCGTGGGTTCTCTGGGAAATCTGCCGCGGAGAACTTGATTCCAACTGGCAACCGGTCTGGGAGCCGCTGTATGGCAACCCGGAATGGCGGCTTGGTTTCAAGTACCGCCGAAAGGAGCAGCCCGCTGAGTTTTGGGTGAACTTCTACGAAGACGGCCGGCGAATCATCCACTCACGGCATTCGAGTGCGATCAGTGCTGCCGAAGCTGATCCATATCCAATCAAGCGCACAGCCGTACACATGCGCGAGGTGACCGCATGACCCTCACCCGCCCCGCCCGTTTCGACATCCCCGGCGTGTCGCCTGATTGGCAGAACACGATTGAAGAAGCGTTTCAGTCCGTGTTCCCGAACGACATCCCAAAGCCCGTTGCTCCCGAGAAGGAGTCCGAAAAGTGAACCAGGTTATCCAGTTCCCCGGCGCAAAGCGCGCCGCCCAGATCGCCGCGCAGCTGTGCCAGAAGAACGGCTACGGACTGCACGCCACGCAGGCATTGCAGCGCGACACGGTTCGCTGGATGCAGATGACCGGAGTCAGCGCATACGAAGCCGCGCACCGGATCGTCCGCGGGCCGCGTGAGCCGTTCTTTGGGCCATTTGGGAGCGCTGCGTGATGGATCTTCAAGCGATGGTTAGCGGATACCCGCTCGAAACCCGGCAGCGCTGGTATGCAGAAATGAACAGATGGGGAAGCCCAGAAGACTTTCCGGTCCCGCTTCCGAGGTTTAACGATGGAGTAGAGCCTTTCGCGCCTTACGGCCGACAAACGCACCCAGCATGGAACGAGGCGTGGAACGTAGTGAGCGCAAGCCTAACTCCGGCCGAGCAGAGCCTTGGCTGGTGGCTGTTCGCGCTCGACAAAACTGAGGACGAGTGGCGCTCATGGTGGCAGAACGGCCGAAGGAGTGCCGCATGAACGCCTCCAACCGCCTCCTCTGGCACACGATCGACGCAGCGACGCCGCGCAGCCGTAAGCGCAGCGGATTGGGCGGAACGATCTTCGTTCTGGCGATCACGCTCATTGCGAGCGGCGTTCTGCTCTGGGCGGATCGGGCCTTCTACTGATGCGCAGGCTCTTTGCCTACGACCCGGCCAACCCGAAGCGCGAGGACGTGCTTGCGTTCCTCTGCGACTTCATCCGGGAGGCTGGACAGAAGGTGCAGATCGTCGTGACTGATCCGATCAAGTCACGCGAGCAGGAACAGCACTACCACGCACAGATAAACGATATAGCCGCGCAGACGACGCTGTACGGAAAGAAGCTGCCGGCCGAATCCTGGAAACGACTCCTGATCGACGCGTTCAAGCACGACACGCTGAACGATCCGGATCTAGCCCCTCTTTGGGCCAAGTTTGGCAGTGCTGAATTGCTGCCGGCCCTCAACCACCCCGGCTTCGTGGTGGTTGGCGAGCAGTCCCGCCAGTTTGGTGTGCGGCTCGCTCGCGCTTTTATCGAATGGCTCTATGCCTATGGCGCTGAGTGCGACGTGGTGTGGACCGAACCCAAGAGGAAAGCAGCGTGAACGACACCAGCAAGACCCACTACCGAAAAGCATTCGACTCGCCGTACCTGAGCAGCGCAGACATCGTTGAGCCGACCACGCTCACGGTGCGCCGGGTGACTCTGGAGAAGGACAAGACGAAGAAGTCCAAGGAGCAGTTCAACACCGCCTACTTCGTGGAGAAGGAGATCAGGCCCGGCGAACCGCTCAAGCCGATGATCCTGAACGCTACGAACTCCAAGACCATGAAGGCGCTGACTGGTTCGGCGTTCATTGACGACTGGAACGACGTGCGGATCACGGTCTACGTGGACAAGAACGTCCGGTTCGGCAACGAGTCGGTCGAAGGCCTGCGGATCAGCCCGAAGCCGCCCGGCAGGAAGCAGCTCACCCCAAGCCAGAAGGCTCAGTGGGAGAGCGCCAAGGCCGCATACAAGCGCGACGGGAACCTAGAGGCCGTGCTGGCACGCGTGGACATCGGCGAGGACCACCAGCGCCAACTGATCGCCGAGTGCGAGCCTGAGCGCGAGGACGAAGCCTCATGAAGTTCTACGACGTGGAACAGAACTCCCCGGAATGGGACGAGCTGCGCCTTGGCAAGGCGACCGCCTCCAACTTCGCCTGCTTCATGGCGAACTACGGCAAGGCGTTTGGCGAGCCGGCGAAGGACTACGCGCTTCAGATCGCGCTGGAGATTGCCACCGGCCGCAAGGCGGAGCACAGCTTCACGAACAAGCACATGGAGCGGGGCCACGCGCAGGAGCCGCTAGCCCGGATGCTCTACGAGGAGATGAACTTCGTGGATGTCCTGAACGGAGGTTTCTTCTGTCACGGGACGCATGGCGACTCGCCAGATGGACGCGTTGAGCCGGATGGAGTTACCGAGTTCAAGGCGGTCACGGCCCCCGTCCATTACGCAACGATCCGTCGCGGGTCGTATGACCCGGCTTACAAGTGGCAGCTGGTCGGCCACCTGGATTGCACCGGCCGGCAGTGGGTGGACTTCGGAAGCTTCTGTTCCGACTTCCCCGAGGACAAGCAGTTGGTCGTGTATCGGCTGAACCGGAATGATTGTTTGACGGAGCTGGCCCAGCTCAGAGAACGGCGCGAACAGTTCCTCGCGCTCGTGCAAGAAACCTACAACCGCATCAAGGACTAAATCTCATGGCTCGCGGAATTAACAAGGTCATTCTCGTCGGCAACCTTGGCGACGATCCGGAAACCAAGTACTCGCAGGGCGGCATGGCCGTCACGAAGGTTCGGCTTGCTACGACGTCTGTGCGCAAGGACAAGGACGGCAACACTCAGGAGTCCACACAGTGGCATCGCGTGACGTTCTTCGGGAAGTTGGGCGAGATTGCTGGCGAATACCTGCGCAAGGGTTCGCAGGTGTATGTCGAAGGCTCGATCCGTTACGACAAGTACACGGGATCGGACGGCGTGGAGAAGTATTCCACCGACATCATCGCGGACGAGATGCAGATGCTGGGCGGCAAGTCGGATGGAGGCTCCAGCCGTCCGCAGCGCGAACCGCGCCGGGAAGCTCCGCCCGCCAATCACGGCAGCGACGACTTCAGCGACCCTGAAATTCCCTTCTGATCCCCACGGGGCGAAGCGTTCCCCCCGCGCCTAGCCCCACCTTTTCTGGAGAGCGACGTGACTGACCTAGCCGACATCATTGATGAGATGCACGCGTTGGAGCAGAGCTGGCGCGGCGGGCTGCCGTCGCGGTGCGTGAACTGGAGCGCGGCAGATGAGGCCACCAATGAGTGCGCTGACGAGCTTGCGGATCTCATCAAGGAGCTAACCGAATACGCCGAGCTTGGGCAGGAGGTGGGGGCGGTTCCCAATGGGAAGTTGGTCGGATGGTGGAACGGAATCACGCCGGGCTTTGATGGCATGGGCGCTCCCTCCGTCCGATGGGGCGCTGACGCTGAGAACAGCGGCCACGATATACCGCTGTACGACGGATACAACCCGATTCACTACGTCACGCCTGCAACCTCCCCCGCCCATACCTCGGAGGCGAGGGATGCGGCGCGGTATCGGTGGATTCGTACTGGATCTGGAATGGACGAAGCCATCGACGCAGCCATGCGCCAGGAGGGCGGTAGCGATGAGTGAGCATATCGCCGCGCTTTATAGCGCGCTGTTCTATACAGAGTCCCATCCCGGAACGTTTGATGATGGTGAGATCCAAGCCCTCCGCGCCGCCATCGCCTTGATGCGTGGGCAGTCGTGGCAGCCGATTGAGACGGCGCCGAAGGATGGGACGACGATCATCATCGCCTACTCGCTAGGAGGCCAACACGTTGAGACGGCTTGGTGGGACGGCGAGGGCTGGGCCTACAACTGGCACGAGTACGACGGGACCTCGTACGTGAAGGATGTCACCCACTGGCAACCCCTCCCCGCCCCGCCGAAGGACTCAGCCAATGAATGAGCGCGAGACGGAAGAACTGATAGAAACCTTCATGACCGAACTTTCCCACGAGATTGACAAGGCGTATCGGGATAAGAACGCATGGGCAATGACGCAGGCCGACGTACTGAACGTAGTGTCGAACTGCATCATGGCGGTCGTCATGCGTAACGATCAAATGCGCCGCGAAGCCTATGGGGACACAGCCGATGAGCAGTGAGATGAGGGGACAACTGGCTGACGAATTGCGCCAGCTTCACGACTTCGCGCACGACCACAGCAGCGGCCCGGAAGTGCCGGACTATTTGTGGGAAGTTCGCAATCGCGTTGCGGACATTCTCGCCCTCCTCGCCCGAACCGAAGCCGGGGCGGATCGTCCTGTTGCTGAGATTGGGTACGGTTTTGCTAGCAACAAATTGACGTTTGTCAGCGTGGATTGGGGCCGCCTAAAGTTCGGCGACAAGCTCTACCTCCACCCCCAGGACGCCAGCGGGGATGCGGCCATGCGTGAAGCGCTGGAGAACTCAAATTCGCTTCTGGTCGCAATGCTCATCGAGCCGCGCGACCGGGCTGAGGTCGAACAGCAGATCGCGGACAACCGAGCCGCCATGCCGGCGAAGGAGGCGAAGTGAAAGTTCTGACCGTAGTGGATGAAAACGGCACGACTTGGGCCGTTCCCGTCGAGATCATCGCCCGCAGCCGCGCGACGCATTACGCCCATGAGTTTGATGGCGACGTTGAGCGGTCGATGGCCGAAGACACGATGCCGCTGTTCGATTCGGACGACTACGAGGTCGAGGATTGGGCGGCCAACAACATGAATTGGTCCGACGTGGCAGAGCATGCGTTCAGGCTGTCCGGTCCGGGGCAGCCTGACATGCAGGAAGCGTGGATCAACGGCCCGAAGGAAGTCCGAGACGTGGAGCGCCACCCATGAACGCAAACAAGCAGGACGCGGGCGGGTTGCTGCCGTGCCCGTTTTGTGGGCAGGACGTTACGGACGACGAGGGCTGCTTTCCGGCTGGTGGAGCTTGTGGCGGCTACTACGTGCGCTGCGGGAATCCGTACTGTCATTCCGACCTGTGGGACTACACCAAGGACGGCGTGATCGCCAAGTGGAACCGCCGCAACGGCGAGCAGTGCCGCGCTGCGTCGGTAGTGTCTGGCGACGTACCGCTCGCTGTGATCCAAGCCGCTTGCGACGAGTATGCGCGTGTAGGGAAGGAGCAGGCCGGCGAGGCCGAATACTTCCCTGACGCGATGGAAGCAGCGATCAAGGCCGCACTCCGCGCCCTCTCACGCGGCGTGCCGGAGGGGAGTGATTCGTCAGCAGGCGCCCCATGCGGAGGGTTTAGAACCAAGCATGGCGAGCATTTCGACATCTTGTATCAAGCGTTTACCTACGCCAGCGCAACTGACGCCAAACGCTTGGATTGGCTGGCGCATCATGGGGCATCGTTGCGCAACGATTGCCAGGCGGAGGGCGGCGGCTGGTTCGTCATCGCGCCATATCACATCGGGATCAGCAGCGTAGATGGGCGTGCCAGGTTCGCGACCGCGAGGGCTGCGATTGACGCCGCGATGGAGGGTGATGAATGAATACTTACAGGCTGTGGGCGCTCGCCGATAGGTGGCGAGATGATGCCAAAGGGTTCCGCGAGCAAGGCATGATCGACGCGGCTGAAGATGCCGAGCACTACGCGGAAGAATTGGAAGCCCTGCTTCCATATGACGGCCTCGATGACGCTGAGCTTGGCCGCTACGTTCGACTGACGGCAGAGCAACAAAAGAACGGCCTTTCCGAGCATGCATTCGTGCGTCTCATTAAGCAGGCAATCCAGCGCCGATCTGACGCCCCGCCAGCCCAGACCGGCAGCGCATATCCCGCCATCGCCGCCCAGCGGAAGGAGGGAGAATGACCACCATCACCATTCCCGAAAACTGGCTCCCGACCAGCGAGAACATCAATGCGCTGCCTCGCCCTGTGCGCGACTACATCATGCGCCTACACGCCAACACCGACCCGGCTGGAGAGCTTCGGCGGGCCATGGTCGCGGAGATGGAGCGGGATGCGCTGCGGAAGATGATTGCTGAGGCGCCGGAGGTGCTCGTCGGTAAGTACAACGACTCATACATGGCCTGGGTCGATGGCGAGTTTCGCGAGGTCAACGTGGTCTATGCCCTGGATATAGAAACGCCCGACGAATTGGCGGGAAAGCTCGTGAAGCTGGTGGTGATCGATGACTAATTGGCAGCCTATCGAAACCGCGCCGAAAGACGGGCGCTGGTTCATCGCATACAACCCCATGACAGGTCCGTACGGAACCTGTTATCGCGAGGGCCAGTTCCCGTTTTACGGATGGGCGCCGCAGACCCACGGCTGTGGCATCTGGTATCCGACGCCAACGCATTGGCAACCGTTCCCGGAGGCGCCAGATGTCGGCCGCTGA